CTCTGGTGTTATTGATCAAAATAAAAATGTAGTATTAAGTTATTTACATAAGGCAATTAAACCAGTTAACCAATTAAGAATGATTGAGGATGCTGTTGTTATTTACAGAATAGTAAGAGCACCTGAAAGAAGAATATTCTATATAGATGTTGGTAATCTTCCTAAAGTAAAGGCAGAACAATATCTTAAAGATGTCATGGCAAGATATAGAAACAAACTTGTCTATGACGCCTCAACAGGAGAAATGAGAGATGACAGAAAACATATGTCAATGCTCGAAGATTTCTGGCTACCTAGGAGAGAAGGTGGTCGAGGCACAGAAATAACAACTCTACCTGGTGGACAAAATCTTGGTGAAATACAAGATGTTCAATACTTCCAGAAAAGAGTTTATAAAGCACTCCATGTTCCAATTAGTAGAATGGAACAAGATAATGGATTTAATCTTGGTCGTAGTGCTGAAATAACTAGAGACGAAGTAAAGTTTTCTAAATTTGTACAAAGATTAAGAAAAAGATTTACTGGATTATTCCACGATTTATTAAAAACACAATTAGTTTTGAAAGGAATAATTACAATAGAAGATTGGGATGCAATTAAATCCCATATACAATATGATTTCTTAAAAGATGGACACTTTGCAGAATTAAAAAATGCAGAACTATTGAAAGAAAGATTATTACTTGCTAATGAGGTAACACCTTATGTTGGTAAATATTTTTCAGTAGAATTTTTAAGAAAGAATGTATTAAGACAAACTGATGAAGAAATTGAAGAAATTGATCGTCAGATTGCTAACGAAGTTAAAGTTGGTCTTATTCAAGACCCACTCGAAGAATTAGAAGGAGATAATGATGAGTGAAGCAGAAACTAAAGATATAAATTATGTTAAAGATATGGTAGATTCTCTATCGCAAGGAGATAATATTGGTGCCGAAAAAGCATTTAAAGACGCTCTTGCAGGTAAAATTTCAGCGGCCCTTGATACGAAAAGAACAGATGTCGCAAAAAGTTGGTTAAATGAACCACAAGAAGTGCCTACTGACGAGACACCTCAAGAGATAGAGGTAACTAGTGATGTGCCGAGTGATGAAAAACCCGAAATCGCAGAACCAGGAGTAGATCCTATGGTTCAAAAATTGGCAGATCAAGAGAATGTTGAAGAAGTTTAGTCAATATAGAAAAGAGATAACGGAAGTACAACATAAAGTATCTACCGAATATAATAAACTATCGCCTAGAATGAAAAAAGCGATAGATGATTTATTTAAATCGAGTGATTCGATTGATAAAATTGACACTAATATTGATAGAGTCGCAAAGCAATATGGTGTGAGTAAGTCTAAAATTATGGCTTATTTGGATAAAGAAACTTTGCGATAGTATAAATAGTAATTAGGAGAGAATTATGGCATTCGCAACAAGAACATTAAGAGATGACCCTATTCCAACAGGTGCTGGTAGTGCCGGTGGTACTGTTATAGTTCAATTAGATCATTCAGCAGATAGTGCAACTTCGGCTGCTCTAGACGCAAGTGCTTTATCAGGACACGCAAACGGTGCTAAACTAAGTCTAGTAAGATGTTGGTGGGCATTATCTGGATCAGTAGAAATACAATTCAAAGGATCTTCCACAGATACAAACGCAATCAGATTAGCAGGTACTGGAAAGTATGACGGACCTGCAATATCTAATAATGCAACCAACGCTGGTGCAACAAGTGGTGATTTAGAAGCAATTGGTGCTTCTGCTACTGGTTTTATAATTTTAGAATTAAAAAAAGACGCTACATTCACAGCGTAAGGAGAGAATAAATGACTAGAAGTTTACTAGAAGAAGCTGCTAAGGTTTTAAGATCAGAATTAACTGCTGGTCAAAAGAAACTACCACCTGCTTTACAAAAGGCAATCAAAGATAAAGAAGATAAAAAAGAAGAAGAAATGATGCCGAAAAAGGATATGATGAAGAAGAAGGATGAAGATTCACATACGCCTGCTGATAAAATGAAAAATATGATCAATATGAAGAAAAAAGGTATACAAGAAATGATGCCTAAATCTGATTTTGATATGAAGATGAAAAAGAAAGAAGAACTTTCTGATAAGCAGAAAAAAATTGATATGAATAAAAACGGCAAAATTGATGGTGAGGATCTTGCAAAACTTAGAGCAAAAAAAGAAGAAATCGAAAGAGAAATCGCTGAATTAGAATCTAAGTTAGAAGAATAGTATTATGGCTGATACGGTAACAAGTCAAACTATTGCTGATGTAAGTGGTCAAAAAACCACAATGAAGTTTACCAATATATCTGATGGTAGTGGTGAGACTTTGGTTACTAAAATGGATGCTTCGGCATTAACTTATATGACCGAGGATGCAACAAAGAAAATATCTAAGTTGTATTGGTCTATAAACACTCAAGACCCAAAAGGGGCTGTTGAGATTATATTTGCTGGTAGTGGTACTTCTGCTGCTAATGCGACTGCGGTTGTTTTATCTGGTTCTGGTTTTTTTGATTTCAGAACTGATGGTAATGAAATACCTAATAATGCAACCTTAACTGCTGATACTTCACCTGCTGGTGATGTATTATTCAGCACAAGAAATTTTAATAACGGTGATAGTTATACTATCATGGTAGAGGTAAGATAAATGAAACTGATTACAGAAACTACTGAAAATATCGAAGTTATTACCGAAGAAAAAGGTAGTGGCAAAGATTATAAAATTCGTGGTATATTTCTACAAGGTGATATAAAAAATCGTAATGGTAGAGTTTATCCTGTATCTGTATTAGCAAAAGAAGTTAATAGATACAACAAAGAATTCGTAGAAAAGAAAAGAGCTTTCGGTGAGTTAGGACATCCTGACGGACCGACTGTGAATCTCGAAAGAGTTTCACATATGATCACTAGTTTAAAACCAGAAGGTAGAAACTTTATTGGTGAGGCGAAGATCATGGATACGCCATATGGTAAGATAGTCAAGAATTTAATTGACGAAGGTGCTCAATTAGGTGTATCATCAAGAGGTATGGGGTCAATGAAACAAGTTAATGGCAAAAATGTCATAAACAATGACTTCTATCTCGCAACAGCGGCTGATATAGTTGCAGACCCATCCGCACCTGACGCTTTCGTAGAAGGTATTATGGAAGGTAAAGAGTGGGTATGGGACAACGGAGTACTTAAAAGTATGGAAGTTGAAAAATATAAAGAGGAAATTGAGAAAACTCGTAGAGCTGAACTCGCTGAAGCAAAAGCGAGGGTTTTCAAAGACTTTTTATCTAAGTTTTAAATTTGCGTAAACTACGCAAACTCTAAATCCTAGGGTTTATAAATAGTTTATAACAATTTAATTCTAGAATTAAACAATTTAAGGAGAGACCCTATGTCTGATACTGAAGTTAAAGAAGTAGAGGCAGTAGAAGCAGAAACAGTTGAAGAAGCGCTAGATTCCAAAGGTGATCCAAGTGCTCCTACAAGAAAGGCTGTACCTGCAGAACCGTCTCCACTAAAAAATGATGCCGAGGATCTTGGTTCTGCCGTCACTAGTCCTAGTGATGAAAGAAAAGGACCAAGTAATGCTGGCAAAAAATCTAAAAAGGTAGAAGATCAGGTCAATAAAGACGCAGAATCAGGCGAAATGGAAGGCGATAATAAACCTAAGTCTGAAGAAGTTGAAACAGAAGCTGAAGATATAGTTGCTGAAGATACTGAAACTGAAGAAGTAATTGATCTATCAAAAGATGTTGAGGCTCTAGTTTCTGCTGACGCTGACTTATCTGAAGAATTTAAAGAAAAGGCTGCGACTATTTTTGAAACTGCTGTCAAAACACGCCTTGCAGAAAAAGAAAAGAAAATGAAGGCAAAAATGGAAGACGAGATGGAAGAAAAAATCTCTGCTGTCAAAGAAGAACTTGTTGAAAAAGTTGATTCATACTTAAACTATGTGGTTGAAGAATGGGTCAAAGATAACGAGTTGGCAGTTGAGTCTGGCATCCGTTCTGAAATTGCTGAAGATTTCATTTCTGGACTAAAAAATCTTTTCAAAGAACATTATATTGATGTTCCAGAAGAAAAATTTGATGTCTTAGAATCTATGGCAAAAGAAAAAGAAGAATTAGAGAAAAAATTAAACGAAGAAATGGCTAAGAATGTAGAACTTTCTAAGTCTAACTCTGTTTTCTCTAAAGAAAAAATCTTTTCTGAGGCCTCTGAGGGATTGGCTGATACTGAAACTGAAAAGTTAAAAGAATTGGCTGAGAACATAGAATTCAAAGACGAACAAGATTTTAGTAAGAAATTAGATACTATTAAAGAATCTTATTTCCCTAAAGCAAAGAGTGAACCAACAACTTCAAAAGAAGATGTTGATTCCGTGGTCGGTGACGCCAATCTTACGACTGGTAGTAATGAAGCTATGGCTGCTTACACCGCCGCAATTTCTAATACACTAACTAAAATTAAAGTATAGTTAGGAAGTTAATTAACTAAAGGAGAGAAACAATGTTTCAAACTGAAAATTTACAAGAAAAGTGGCAGCCAGTTCTTGAGCATCCTGATTTAGGAGAAATTAAGGATTCTTATAGAAAAGCTGTTACCACAGTTGTATTAGAGAACCAAGAAAAAGCGATGAAAGAGGACAACCTAATGGAGGCTGCGCCTACTAACAATATTTCCGGCGGAAATATCGGTGGTGGTGTTAATGCTGGTTGGGATCCAATTCTTATATCACTAGTTCGTAGGGCTCTACCTAATATGATTGCTTACGACATCTGTGGCGTACAACCGATGACAGGTCCAACTGGACTTATCTTCGCTATGCGTTCAAGATTCACATCACAATCTGGTGATGAGGCTTTGTTTAACGAAGCTGATACAGACCATTCTGCGAATGACGCAGCTGGTGACCTGGTTTCTCCAGGTTCTGGTTTCGCTGCTACTAACCCAGCAATACTAAACGACTCACCTGCAGGTAACTATTCTTCTGGAGTAGGACTCACAACTGCACAGGCTGAGGCACTTGGTGATGCTGCGGCTAACGCATTTGCTGAAATGGCATTCTCAATCGACAAGGTAACTGTTACCGCAAAATCTAGAGCACTCAAAGCTGAGTACACTATGGAACTTGCTCAAGACTTAAAAGCAATCCATGGTCTAGACGCAGAAACAGAACTTGCGAA